TTAGCGAGAGTTTCGGCTTTTATGCCTCTTTTCCCGGTTTCTATATAGTGGTATCCCGTGCCACTTTTGTATCCTATTTTACGGGCAATCTCTTCTTGGCTTATTTTTCTCGCCTTTCTTAATTCTCTGATTTTTGCCAAGTTGACTTTCATGCTTATCCTCCCTTCCATTTTGGTAGCTAATTGCCTATTTGGTAGGTTCAATCATATTATAACCTACCATTTCGGTATTGTCAACAATAATTTTTCCGATTCGGTAGTTTTGTTTTTAAAATTCTTCCGATATGGTATAATTTAATTACCATGCTGGTAAATACAAAGGAGGGGATAATAATGTTATTGGGAGAAAGAATCAAAGAGGCACGATTGGCAAAAGGTTTAACTCAGAAACAATTAGCAGAAATGCTTAATACGACAGATGCAACTGTTAATAGATATGAAAAAGGCGTAAGAAGCCCTGACCCTGAAACACTTAAGGCTATAGCTGATGTTTTGGATGTATCTGTTGATTATCTTCTTGGAAAAACAGACATCCCCAACGCCTACATCCCTGAAGAATACACCAAAAAGCACAAGGTTACAAAGCGAGACCTAACACAATACGAGGACTTCATTAAGCAGGCCGGTATCTTCTTTATGAACGATGAAGTCGCCGAAGAAGACAAAGAAAAGCTTTTTCGAGATATATCTGAGCTCTTCTGGAAGGCAAAGGAGATGAACAAGAAGAAATACGGCAGAAAAAAGGCAAAAACCGACCAATAAGGAGGTGCTTCCGGAGTGAAAAAGAATATTCACGCCCGTGTAAAGCACCTCGTTCAAAAATATGAGACAAGAGACCCGCTCAAATTAGCCAGATACCTTAACATACATGTCGTACATAAGGAATACTCGCCCCACACAAAGGGGTATTACATAAAGACCATAAGAAACAAATTTGTAGTAGTGAACAGCACCCTTGACGAATACAGCCAGCGTATCGTATTGGCCCATGAACTTGGACATGCCATTCTGCATTCGTCAGAGCAGATATATTTTATCAGAGAATATACATTATTCCCTATTGGGCCATATGAATGTGAGGCCAACAAGTTTGCAGCAGAACTCTTAATTGATGATTATGACATTAAAGAGATACGTAATGAGCCAATAAGTCATATTGCTTGCATGCTAAAAGTTAACGAAGAGTTAGTAGAATATAAGCTTAACATTAAATAGAAAGGAGGCATACATATGTTTAAGCTTATTAACATCTTTAAAAAAGAAAAACGCAAGTATGGCGGCTTGATTGAAGCGTTAGGTTTATCCGATTTTTGGGACTCCTTAAACGAGGATGAACGACAGTTTATCCGAGAGTGTTATTCGAAGAGCATGTCTATTGGAGATAATAAGAAACCTGAAGATTTAGACGGTAGCAACACAAAAATTATTTACACGACTCAAACACCTAGTAATTTCCTTAATGCATATGCAGTATGGGCAAAATCCGCTAAAAAATATGAACTTGCAGAAAAACTGTTAAAGGAAGCCGAAAAAAGAACTGGATTTGAAAAAGAAAAATTGGCTTGTAGTAATGATAAAGGCTTGAATACAAGTAATAGTAGTAACGCTAAATACAGGGAGATTATAGATAAACATTTCACCTACAATCACTATATTGAACTTTATTACAAACAACGTGACAAAGGACCTGAATACCTAGAAAAATGTATAGAATACTGCAAAAAGGATATTGAATTATTCCCCAAATTTAAAGACGCATGGATCAAGTGCGAAGTAACACAAGTGCGAAGTAACAAAAGAAGAAAAAGCAGCTGGTTATACTTTTAATTTGCGGATACCATCCTTTGAAAGATTGGCAATTATCTACGAAAAACAAGGCAAAATAGATGAGGCCATAGAAATCTGCAAAAAAGCCATTGAATATGGACTCCATGATGGGACAAAAGGTGGGTTTCAAGGAAGATTAAACAGACTATACAAAAAGCAAACAAAAAATAGTTCTAAGGAGGAATAACCTATGCGTGGCCACATACGCAAAAGAGGCTCTACTTACAGCATTGTTGTCGACATCGGCCGTGATGAAAACGGCAAACGCAAACAAAAATGGTATAGCGGCTACAAAACAAAAAAGGAAGCCGAAAAGGCACTGGCTGATATAATCGCAAAAATAGAGAAGGACGAATACTTTGAACCCAAAAACATGACTGTAGCCGAATACCTCAATTACTGGCTGGATACTTACGCCAAAAACAATGTAGCACCGAGCACTTATAGGCGTTATACCGAATTTGCCGCCCATATAAAAACTCATATAGGCGGCATCATGATGCCGAAGCTAAAGCCAGCCCATATTCAAAGCTTTTACTCATCCCTGCTGGAGAAAAACTTAAGTAAAAGCACCGTCTTAAAAATACACCGTATGCTGCACCTGGCATTAAAACATGCCGTAAATTGGCAGATTATAATATCAAACCCCACCGACGCCGTTACATCACCCCGCCCCGATAAAGTAGAAATGCGAGTATGGGACGTCGAAATAGCCAAGAGATTCTTGAATGATATTGCCGATACTCCAATTTATATGCCGGTATTGTTAGCACTGCAAACCGGCATGAGGGCAGGTGAGATATGCGGCTTAAAATGGGAGAACGTGGACCTCTCACGGGGATTTTTGATGGTCAAATATGCCCTACAGCGCATAAACGGCGCACTTACACTAAAAGAACCCAAAACAGCCAAATCAAAACGTACAATAGCTTTAATGGATTACACTATCCATGCTTTAAAGGAACACAGAAGAAAGCAAAACGAAATCAAGCTAATGATGGGACCTGCCTACAATGACCAAGGCTTTGTGTGTGCATGGAATGACGGAAGGCCGTATGACCCCCATTACCTGGGTGAAAAATTTACGGAACTGGTCAAGAAGCTGGGTTACCCCAAAATACGTTTCCACGATCTCAGACATACCCATGCTACAATGCTTTTGCAGCAAGGTGTAAACCCAAAAATAGTAAGCGAACGTCTTGGCCACAGCCAAATTTCCGTTACCCTTGATACTTACAGCCATGTCCTGCCCAATATTCAAAAAGAAGCTGTGTCCAAAATAGAGGAGTTGTTTGCAAAGTAGATTTTATGTTTGCAAAATGTTTGCAAAGGCACCATTTCTAAAACCGCAGTCAAAATATCAAAGGCCGGAAAGCTTGATTTTCCGGCCTTTGCTGGTACACCCGGAGGGATTTGAACCCCCGACACCCGGTTTAGGAAACCCATAAAAGTATTTTTACCCTCTATCAGTCATTTATACCCATTCCGTAAAAATGCTGAAAAATCAACGTTTTTCAGTATTAATATTGTTATCCTTTTTCACCTTTTCACATCATTTTTTGTTTGCTACGTTAGCAAAATGTTTGCAAACAAAAAAGAGCGGCTAACCGCTCAGGTGGGATCTATTTAGATTTAAAAAACCATTGGCCCTCCTTCTTAACATCTTAAGTTCTTCGTTTATCGCTAATAGATGAGTATAATATTCTTCATCAGAGCCTCGAGATAATTTATTAAACCTTTTCCGCGCCTCTTCTATTTTTGCTTTGCTAAATTTTCTAAGTGGTTTGCCTTCTTTCATGTCTAACACCTCTCTAATGCTTTATCAATAGTGCACTATAACAAAAGAAGAGGGGCATCACTGCCCCTCGTCGACCGCTATCAAAACTTTGGCTTCTTATAGTATTCATAAAAAATTCCAGTTTCAGTTTGACGTATTCTAAATGTTTTTGATTCATCCGATACTGCTATGACGATTAAACCGTCTTCATCGCACTGATAAATCCATTCGCTATCTATCTTAATTTCTCGATAAAACGTTTCTATGTTATTATAATCAGCTCCTCCAACCCGTACGCCCTGCAAAAACTTTGTCCAATGTCGATATTCTGCATCACCATCAATTTGTTTTATGTTAACTATTACCCAGCCAATCTCATCTTCATACAGATAAGATACCAGCCACCCATCTATTACCTCTCCAAGATTGCCATCTGCAATCCTTTCTTTTTCTGTGCCATCAAGGTTCATCCTATAAATGTCTGCGTCCAATATTATATAGGGAGTATCATCAAGCCATATCAAAACTTTTTTATAAAATGTTTCAGGATGAAAGGCTTCTGTTTTTTCAAATACCACTGAATAGTATAATTTATCTTCCCATATCTGTATGCCTCCAATTGTTTTCTTTGACAATACCGACCTTTGTGTACCATCAAAACTTATTCTGCTCAGGCCATCATCGGTGGTATAATAAACCCATCCATCATGTGCTATTATATCCCGTACACGCCCATCCACCAGCTGTTCTCTTTCCTGACCGTCATACCTCATTTTTATGATTCCATTTGGGCCAGCTATAAATATCCATTCATCATCTATGGCTACGCTTCCGTATGCATCTTGGGCTAATAAGGCTTTTTCTCTACTTTCAGTATTAATTCTGTATAACTTGCTTCCTTCTTTATAATACAGCCAGTTTTCATGTATACCTACATATTCCACATCTCCATCCACAATCTTTGTCTTATCGGTTCCGTCCAATTTAATTCTATATATAGGCCCTGATGTTAATGAATAGGTACCATTTTCTCTATCTAGGGGCAAGCCATAGAAATAGACCCATTCTCCCTGCCGAGTAATATATCCCGCTTTTATGAACCAGTTTTCGAGCTTGTCCTCGGATACGGTATCGGACAGAACCGTAGCCTCCATGTCTATCTCATTGCTTATCTGATTATCTCTATTCTTAACATTTTCTACATTGGGATCCGTAAGCATACTGCAACCCATAAGCAGGAAAACTAATACAGTTGCCAATGACCACCTGTGCCGTTTTTTATTAAAGCCCGCTATCATTTTGATTCTCCTTTTAACCTGTGATTTCTTCTCTAAAATCCCCGTCACACCCGACAATTTAACAGGAGCAGCATAATTTCCAAGAACACTTATAATTGCCTCACCATATCTTTTTGTCTCGTCTTCACTTAAGTAATATAAAGCCATTGCATCGCACGCAATTTCTCGTTCTTCACGCATTTTACTGAATGCAACCCAAATAATCGGATTAAACCAGTGAATAATCTGCAGTATATTAGTAAGCCAATTGACAACAACGTCTTTTCTCTTTAAATGGGCTAGTTCATGAAGAAAAATATATTTCATCTCTGAATCCGGCATAAAATGTTTCATGGATGCAGGAATCAAAATCTTTGGGGCTATGAAACCAAAAAGCGCTGGCACTTTTGCAAAATCTGTATACCTTATTTCTACCCTTTGACGTATACTGAGCAACTTTTTACACTCATCCAAAATGTGAATAATCTCACCATCTATTGGTGTCTTTTCTTCTTTTATGTACATCCAGAACCTTATATTGACTGCTAGCATATAAAAACCTAATAAAATTACGCCCGCCAGCCATACATAATATATTGCTTGGTGGATTGGCAGGCTTAACATCCAATCTATCGCAGTACCTAGTGACGTCCTTTTGTATTTTATAGGCTCCTCTATCGTTGATGTGTTTTCCTGACTTTGTTTGGAAAGTTCTTGTGCTGTTTGGCCATGAAGTGGCTGGCTCCACCCTTTCTTAATCTCTTTAACGGGCATAGCCACACTGTCTGGTTTGCTTAGTTTTTCATCACCTGTCACATCTGCTGTATCCTGATGTGTAACACTTGCCGGTTCCATCTGCGGACTTAAGACATGCGGCCGTATTTCTAGCCTGGCAGCTTCATAATTTATTGCAGTAAAAAGGTTGAAAAAGCTTAGGCTACTTTGCGGAGCATAAGGCATCATCAATCTTATTACCACAATAAACCATATGGCATAATGCCATTTTGCGCTCAATCTATTACCTAGTATGTACTTGATTAATAGAATAACAGCTGTTAGCACACTGGTCATTAAAGATGTTTGTAATACCCACCTAAAAATTGCAGGAAACTGGTCCATACCACAACCTCCGCTCTATTCTTTTTTCTCGTCCAATATTTTTTTTAACTCCTCTATTTCCCTATCAGTGAGCTTTGCATCCTTGATGAACGTTACCAGCATCATGTTAAGCGAACCGTTGTATACCCGTTCTAAAAAGGATCTGTTTTCTTCCCTTATGCATTCTTCTTCATCAATAAGGGGGTAATATAAATAGGCACGGTTATGCTCTTCGTATCCTAAAACACCCTTTTTAACCAATCTTGAAAGTAAAGTTTTAACTGTTTTGGGTTTCCATTTTGTACATGACGACAATTCCTGAATTACCTCATTAGCAGTACAGGGAGATTTTGCCCAGATAATTTTCATCACTTTCCACTCGGCATCAGATATCTGCGGGATACTTTTCATTCCTTTCCCTCCTATGCTTACATCTGTAATCTTTATAATCAGATTACAACAGTAATCATTTTTTGTCAAGACAATTTTGCACACAAAAAAAGAGGGGCTTCATTGCCCCTCAGCTTTGTTAAGTTGCGCCAATATGTCCTTCAATTTCTGTGGTATCGGTAATCCTACTTTACTACAGTTTTCCAAAATACTTATCCCTTCATTTGACAAGTAAAAGAAAATGACAGTAGTTCTTATTGCATTTCCGTTTTGAAGTACATTCACGTCTATTATGTTCCCTATACCTACCAGTACAAAGATTAACACTTTCTTTAAAATTCCCTTGAACCCTATATCGCTGGACAACTTTTTCTCCATTATTGCAATAGCCACACCAGTTAAATAGTCCACTACTACAAAAATAATCAACATATACAAAAAACCATCCAAACCTCCCAGACACCACCCCAAAAAGCCGCCTATAACTGCTAGTACTCCTTGAACGGAATTAAAGCATTTTTTTACACCTTCACTCACAAAATTACCAACAACCGAAAGCATCTCCTGTATACCGAAAAAATCTTTCATTTTTCTTTTCACACCTCCCTTCCTAATTAGCAAAATAGGTCCTGGTCGTGAAAAACTTGACCAGGACCTATGATCATTACAATAACTTTTCTCTTCCCTTATATCAATGTTCCTTTATTGTAAAAATATGGGATATATACACAGGGTGTTCGATCAGACTTGTATCGGTCTGTATTCCAATATAAAACCGCATGTTTTACTGTAAATGGATATTCCAATCTCCGCATATTGGGTCCACCATTACAGCCCCAATATACCCATCGACCTCCCTTTTCTGTGAGTACAAACATTCTTTCTGGATATTCCGCACCACAATAAAAGCAAGGAATTTTAGCCCCTACTGAATATAAACTGCTATCTTTTACCCAACCCGGTGGTAAGACTATTTCCTTAGTATAGAGGAAAGCAGAACAATTCTGGCACTGCCTTGAATAGCAAAAATCATATATATCTATTACCTCCTGGGTCCCATACTCTTTACCCAATGTTGTCCATCCCTCCAAAGTAGTACCATTATACATTGACGTTTCGTATTTATCAAAAACCAGTCCCGCCCAAATATACCTATACTTAGAGCCAGGCAGTCCTCCGCTCGGATCTCCTGATTTTTGACCATATGGGGTATAATAATTGCCCAAAATACCAACCCAAGCCTCGTCTCTGGTTGCCATTCTATAAGGACCAGTTGCTATAAACCCTGTTTCCCACCATTTTCTGTTAAAATCGAAGTATTTTATCTTCCACCAAAAGTAATCACTTTTATCCACATAATCCACATACATAAATATTTCGCCTCGTTTAAGCTGGTATTTCGCCACATAGTTTGTGCCCGGCCCTGACCTTACGTTTAAATTATCTGCTCTTGACACACACATCGGCAAATTTGCTCGGATTCCGCTGTAGTCTGGAAAATTGCTCATAAAAATCCCTCCTAAAAATTTTTTATTAAAGTTCTTGAGGACTTCAATCTGTGTTTATTCTTCATCTACTCTAATAAAAGCATCAAAACCTTTCTCTTTAAGCTCTTCCACCAGCTTCCCGGCATTTTTTCTGTCTTTAAATGCTCCAACCTGCACTCTATAGATTATGTCCCTCTCAAATTTCTCATTTGCGCTCTCTAACAGCCTAACCGCTTTCAACAACCTATCCATCGGAAAGTTTTTGCCTGGACACGCCGTTGCCGTGAAATCCTTGTGCCCTTTTATCCCCTTCAAATTTGTGAACCTGGCCTTGTTGGCTACTATGCGCTGGACCAGTGCATTAAATTGAACCTCCGGCATCTCCGTCTCTTCCTCATAGTTGCCCTCGACGCAGATGCCGTAACTCTTATCGTTCCAGCCTTTTGTGTGTGCTCCGACGTTGTCACCCCTGCAAATATAGACCGTGCCATCCTTCCTGATGTATTCGTTATACCCGATACCGGCCCAGCCACGGCCTATGTGGTTTCGGTGGATCGCCTCTGGAGAAGCTTCCTTAACTGCTGCATGATGTACAATGATATATCTCACCTCCTCCGCTTTTAATGGTGTCAACTTTTCTTTCCACTCAAGATTTGCTGATACAACTCTCACAAACATCACTCCCTTTCTGGATTTTTAAATAAAAAAGAGCGCTAGTCGACTAGCACTCTTTTAATCTTTGCTTTTATCAAACATGTTTCACAAGCATTTCCCATAATTGCGGATCCTCCTGGCCTATGGTCCACATGCCTATTCCCCGGACGCCAAATTCATAAGCCGCTATGTCGCTAAACCTCAAAATTGTCTCTGCATCCGGAAAATATACAATGCTGAATCCGTCTGCATCACCCAGATACATCGTGGCCAGCCAAACACCCACATCCAGCATCTTCACCTTAACCGGATAATTCCCCGGCTGCTCTAATGTAAATACTGGTGAATGCAGGTAATCCCAATCGTTTGTAATTTCCTTAGACATCCCATCGCTTGGCTCCAATCTTGTGCTGTACTCCTCAATATCGCTGTTCAACCGAAAGAATCCCCACCTGTCAAGCCAGGTTACGTTTTGCCGTGGGATCCTACCCAGCGTGACCGTTTGTCCGTCCGGCAGCGTGAGTTCTACGGCCTCCCTGGGCATCATTACATATGAGTCAGATATGACGAACAGGTCGCACGTTATTTGTCCTTCCGTCTTTATCCCGCACGCTCCAGTTACATCGGTAGCAGCAGTGTACCGCATCACAATTGAGTCTCTTAAAAGGATAGCTATATTCGGTCCTCTGGCCCTTACTGCTATGGTGTAAAATGACCCCAGCTTAATCCCTGCATTATAGGTCCCCACCAGATTGTCTCCATTATAAAGTTCTAGCCCACCGGTTGCAGCATTTACCGTTAGCCATACACTCCCTAAAAACACTCCTGCTCGACCATAGGAATCTGGCCTTATAGACGCCCTGACTAAAACGTCCTTAAATTGGTCATACCTCACGGTAATTTGGCCGCTGCCCCTTATCCAGGAATACGGCCTCGGTGATGTATCTTCTGGATCCTTGTATATAGCCCAATTCCCGGTTGTAGTGTACATGCTGGACGGTAACGTTGTCCAATCCCGGAAGTCCTCGTATAAAATGTATGCATATTCCGGAGGCCTTCTTAAAGCCTCCACAGTAATCTTAAACCGTCCCTGGTATGGCCATGCATCATTCATATTGATGTCCTTAAAATATCTGGGCCTTAGCGTAAACTCTGCCTCTCCTCCGTAATATTCTTCTACAAAAGAACTTACAAGTCGTATGTTTGTAATAAGGGTTCCATAATCGCTCCCCTCGCCAAACAGTTCCAGCGTATGCATTCCCTCTGTAAACGTAAACCTGCCTACCTTGTACCAGTGCAGCTGCCTTAAGTACGGATACCACAATTCCTCGTTCCCTACAATAAACTCCTGGCCATCCAGAGTCATTCTCAATTTCCTTTTATCAAACCACGGGAAATTCAGTCTTAATACCAAGTCCATCTCTCCGGCCGGTGTGGCGAACTGCCAAACAATATGCGCTTCTTCCTCATTTTCTTGCGGCTTTCTGGGTGATATTGCACCTATCTGCGGGTCCTCCACAAATGCTCCTGTTGCTATTGTGTAATCGGTACCTTTCAGATCCACAATTGTCCCCGTAAATTCGGTCTTCTGTCGTTTGCTATACGTGACTAAAAAAGGCTTATTGTTCCATGAACTGCTAACAATCGGTTCTGTTCTATAATTTTCTTCTCTTGCTCTCGGATAGTCATAAATGTGGAGATACAAAATATTGTGATAATCTTTTTCATCGTAAAAAGCAGCAAACGGTATATATGGCTGTGTATTTGTGCTAGGCCTGTCTCCTCGTCCATCGGTATGCGAATAAATCCCCAACGCCCAATCTAAAAACGCAGGATACCCGCCGCTGTATCCTCTGTAGCTCCTACCCAGGTTCTTCGGGTAGTCGTGTATTGCCCATCTGTAACCAAACGCTGGCGTGCCCATGAACAGCTTTTCTGGCGGCATGGCCTGTACCGCATAGGTCATTACGTCTCTTACCCAATCAAGCGGTGATGTAGACCCCGGCGCTGAGCCACTCCAAGCAAAACCGTAAGTCATTATTTGGGCAGTGTCGCATATATCCCTTAACCGCTCATATGCACACCATTTTTCTGGACCCACCGTCGTGTACGGGGCCGTCATCGGTGGCAGGTCCAGATGTACATGTTTCCCTCTACCCTTCACTTCACTATATATTCTCGCATAAAGCTGGTATATTTTTTCTACCAGGTCATTAGGTCCATATTCCAGGTCCACGTCTATTCCGTCAGCCCACGGGTAAATATCAAGCAGTCTGTGTAGTTCTGCAATAAAAGTGTCCTGCGCTGTTTGGTCTGTCAAAAGAGACCTCCATATGCTTTGTATGCCATCGTTCCTCACCGTGAGCAGCCAGGTTATATGCGGCCAGCGATTGACCGCTTCTAACGTATTTGAAGGGACAGCACCCGTAATAGTACCATTGCTGTTTATCAAAAAGAAAAACAGCCCCACGTGTGTTATCCTGTCCCCGTGTTGATATATCCTGCTTATGTGCTCTGATGTCCTGGGCCATATCAAAAGCCCTCTGTGCTGTGTCTCTAACCTCACATGCGTTCACCTCCGACACCTTTAAGCCAGGTGTCCACCTCAAACAGCACGTATGCCGCCCCTTTAGGTTCTTCCGTCTCAGGATCCACCAGCTCTATCTCATACCGACCGTATCCCGCCGGTATAGTGTGGTAATACCCTTCCCACTCCGCTATAGGCACCCCGTTTATTGTGGTTATACGCTTTGTTGCAGAAAAATAAAGCTCATCCCCTGCTTTTAGTTTCCGGTTGAGCTTAAACGTCCTTGTTCGGTAAAAGTGATAAAGCCTTACTGCTCCGGCCGACAGGTCCCACAGCGGCCGTATCGTATAGTCAAGGCCACCAGTAACCCTCTTTGTTATGTCGTCCTGTTCTGCTGGCGCCCTGTTGAATACCGTCACAATTGCTTTTCCTCTTACCACAGCATTAAAATGCCTGAACGTAACCCCTGGCTCCCTTTTAAGCATCTCTATATTTGCCGGCACATAGCCGGTCAGGTGTGTGCCGTCCTGCAGCATAATGTCGGTTATCCGGATATCCGCCTCCACGTCCTGCACTATAAACCGCACCTCTGCCGATACCACTCGTTTTTTAGGACTAAAACCAGCAAAATATCGCTTCCATGCCACGGTTATCACCCGTCAAAGCTCCATTTTATCTCTGATGGATGGCCAGTCCACATCGTTGCTATCGTCCCACCCTGAAGCATGATAGCGGTCAGATAAATCGTTACCTCTGCATCCTCAACGATAAATTTGACCTCAATCTCTTTGACCTTTCCCTGCGGTGTAAAAGTATATATTTTATGTTCCATGCAAAATCACCGCCTTAAATCAAGCTCACATACTGCTCATCCTCCGTACCGTCATCATAGACAAATTTCACTACCACCCCGATTTTTGCGTTAGGCCCTCGCAGGATATCACCAATATCGATGCGGAAGGACAGCGTATAATTGTTCCGGTGCGCCGGTTGTACCGTTTGTGACAGCGTTTTTGACGCCCCGAGCTGGCCCTGAACCTTGAAGGAAGACGTCCCCGAATATCCCCTTGTGCTGTCTATCTCCCAGCCGTTATTTACCCAGTATGCAAACCCATTTTCTGCCCTGCTGTTGAGTAGGTAGTTAAACACCATAAGCTCCAGCATCTCCGACCGGTTTACGGTGTCGGCAAGCTGGAGGGCCTGACTTGTTGCCTGTATAGAATCTATCAAATTGGCCAGCGTCGGCACCTTGTTTGAAAGCTCAAGCGTCGTCTTCCACGGCTGGTCCACGTAATACTGCCACTTGACGATCCTGGTCTCGAATTGAATACCCATCTCCTCATCCGAAACCAGCACATAGTCCCCCAGCTTAAAAGCCTCATGCTCATAGCCTGGCAGTCCGGACAGGTCCGCTGCCCGCACCACGTATGAGACCCGTGGTTTGGATACCGTGGCCAGGATCTCCTCTGCCCTCTCCTTTAGATGATATGGATTTGTAAACCGTTCATCCACAAAAACGGCCGTCCTGACCACGTTAGTGTACTGATAGTTTTCGACATACGGTTTTCCGCCATTTATCTCCGCAAACGTGATCCCGTTTTTTCCGTATGCATAAAGCCTGGTGATAAGCTCCGTTGTATCCACAACCCGCTCTATACCCTTGATGTTTTTCCTGTATGCAAACAGCACTCCTGGCCTTCTTGAAATCTCTTTACGCAAATGCACAATCCTGTTTGCCGTATCAAATTCCAACTCTCCACCCCAAACTTCAGTAACCTGATGCAATGCATCCAACCGGTTTGTCTGCTGCGAGACAGTCAGGCTCCTTATCTGTGTAAGTTCTACTTCACCCACGCTCCAGCCTGTACCTTGCAATATATCTTCCATAGCTGTCCTGGCACTTACATCCTGCCACGAAAGTGTTGTGAGTGGATCCGCATACATGATGTTGTACCACTCGGCCTCGCAGTACACCTCGACGGTCTGTCTGGAGCTCTCCTTTTTCTCCGTCACCCGCCGTATGATATACCGTGCATCCGCTAAAAGCACCAGGTTTTCAGCCTCTACAAACTGCTTTTTTGCATCCTTCCTCGGCAAGCTAAACGTTAGGACGTCCGTTCCGTTTATCTCCTGCTCCAGCACAATATCAAACGCATTTTCCAAAACCGCCAATTTGCGTCCGTACCTGTCCAAAATGACCGGTTTTGCATACGGCAGCCGTCTATAAAACGGGAAAACATACTCTATGCCGGCTATTGTGTTGTACCTTGCTCCTGTGTTATATTGCAAACCTGTATTATATCTGTTCATCCTTTATTCCCTCCTCAAGAAAAAACCGGCATAAACCGTCCTTCTTAAATATGCTGCTCCTGCTGGAAATTTATCCGGGAATGGTCCAAATGTCATATCAATTCGGTATCCTCCAACTGGTGCTATCGGTGTGCCATCGTATGTTCCTGTGGGGTTAAACGGTAAAGGTATAACCGAGCTTTCTCTAAACCCTACAAATGTTACTCCTCCGTCCGTGTTCCTTGCCACCCAGTAAATCCCCGGTTCAAGCGTTAAATCTATATTTAAAGCCTTAAATCCGGCTGTAGATGTGTCAAACTCTCCACAATCAAGTATTAAATCTTCTGGATATCCATTGTTATCGGTATAAATTGCAGCACGGCCCTTTGACCCTGCTGCTGTTAGAATATAAAATCCTATCCCTGTATATCTTGTCTTTTCTGGCACAATAAACGGAAGTACGTCTGCTTTGTTCGCTGCGATAAGCACATCTACTCCTCCTGCTGTGATTCCATTTCCTCTCCAAGTTCCCGGTGGGTGCCAAAAGAGAGTATTTAAAACCGTATATATCTCCCTTATTGTCTGTGACCCTGCATCAATATAACTAAAATCTGCTCTTATTTCGCTTGTTGGCGATTGCTGTTCATTGAAAATAACTGTCCCATACGCTGGGTAAACCTTGTATTCCGTCGGTTGTACTACAGCTCCATCTCTATAAATTACTGGCTCTGGCCGCCACCGGGTTGAGCTTATGTTGCGTTGCAACATTGGTCCGCATGTTTAAAACTTCCTCTATCTTGTTTAGAGCATGCTGTAGGCCACTTATATGGCCGGACAAAATCTCTACACTCCCCAGGTCTTTAAAAGGCGTTTTGGCCATGTGCCTTCACCTCCTTTTAAATCCAGCGGGTCCTGCTGTATATCTTTACTTCGGTTATCAACGCCCCGCCCTGTACTGTTATTACAACATCGTTCTGCCCGGGCTTTGTAACAGGAAAATCTACACTGTCAATGTCGTTTATGGCACTTACCCTCTGGCCGTTTACCTCTTTATATGCCGTCAGCAAATCTGAATCTATCACCAGCAGTTCCAAACTGCTCAAATCTCCTGTATAGCCGACACCTCTGCCGTTCAGCGTTATGCGTATAATACCGCTTCCCTTCGTGTTCATCCCCTTTATCTCGATTTTGGGATAACTTATAGCCGTCCCGTCCCTCTCAAACATGTAACTGCCGATCTGGGTATAGGTGAAAATCTGGTCGTCCAGCGCATAAGCGTACGGGTCCGGTGCGGTGAATGTTACCTCAAACCGGCCCTGTTTCGCTATCTGCTCCACCTGCACACCTCTTGTTACCCTGGCCAGATAAAATTTATCCGGTTCAGTATCAAAAATCAATCTTTTCAACCCTTTTGCCGGGTCCAGCCATGCCGCTATCGCCCTGCTCTTCTCCTTTAAATCCTGCTCGCTTACGGCCAGCACCATGCAGGATAGCACAATCTCCCTTTGCTGGTAGTTTGAGCCGTAATCAAGCACCCCTTCTCTGCCTGGGATGGTCTCAAAATAGTTGTTTAGTTCGGGCAGGAGGAGAAAAGGCGATTTGCCCAGGTAAATGCCGTATGTGCTGGAATGCACGCCGTCAAAAGAAAAACCTGGAGCATTGTTTATGTTTACTCCCGTCACAACCGCCATTTCTTATCTCCCCCTTGCCCTTGTAGATTTTACAGCTTCCTCATAAAGCTGCCGCATCATGCTTTGTAGACTTTGAATATCTCTATCATCTCGCACCTGTATGTTTTCAAACACTGCTAGCGGCGAATTTAGATTCACAATAGTGGGACCTACCACTGGACCCCCTGCCCCTTGCAGAGCAAGAGATGGACCCGTGGCTGAAATCGTTATGTCAGCCAATTCTACGCTTGCATCCCTGACCAGTTTCTTGGCCTTCTCAATTCCCATCGCCAATCCCTGGGCTATATTCTGGCCGTACTCCATCATCAGCTTGGACGGCGAGCTGATACCCAGCAGATTGGCAATCGGCCCTGGAAGTACAGCCTTGGCCCAACCGAGGATTTTACCCTTTAGCCAGTTTGCCATCCCGGAAATACCCTTCCACAGGCCTTCGACTAAGCTCTTCCCTATGTTCTCCAATAGTCCTCCCAATGTAGCCACCGTCTTGACTGAATTCCACACAAATTGGCCAAATTGGGACACTATATTGGCAAGCCCTTTTACGATAGCAGCAAGCAGTCTGCTTATAGCTCCAGATCCCCCGGATACCAGCCCAGACGCCCACTGCCCTATCATGCCAATGCTTCTGGACACCCAGCCGGCGAATGCACTTACTGCATTGCTTACAAATCCCGTTATCCATCCGATTACTGTATTGAGTGCCTTGCTTATTAGGCCAGATATCTTCCCGAGGATCCAAATCTGGAAGAAATTCCACAGGAACTGTATAGCCCCGCTTACTATCTGCTTTACTGCCTCCCATGCACCCTGCCAGTCGCCTGTAAAAATGGCCACAAAGAATTTGATAATGCCTGTTATAACATCCACTGCTCCTTTTATTATGCCGACTATCTTGTCAATATAGAACATCACCGTCTCACCTATAGCCTTGAACACAAAGCCGAAAATCCAGCCCAACCAATCAAGTATCGGCTGCAGATACGGCTGTATTTCGGCCCAGCGCTGCTTTATATACTCTATCAAGTCAGTTATCACCGGTACTATGGTGTTCCACAGCTCTATAAACTTGTCCTGGACCTGCTGCCAAACCTGGAGCGTTATATCACGTATGCCGCCAAAATTATTCTCCCATGCAAGGTATAGCAAGCCCAGCAGCCCTGCTATCATACCTAAATAGCCAATAAATGTGCCAAATCCGGACGTTATCCCACTCAATGATAGACCTAAATTGCCTATAGTCGAAATAAGATTGCCTATATTACCGACAAACCGTCCAAAAATGGACAGTCCCGGGCCTACTACTGCTAAAAGTGACAATGTGGATATAATTGCCGATTGGACATTCGGGTCCAGCTCGGCAAATCTCTGGGCCAGCTCAGCTACTTTATCGACAAACGGCGATATCCGGTCCAAAGCGTTGTTTGCTGCGGTCAAAAGCGGGCCACCCAGCGTTATGGCGATATCGTCCAATCGGTTCTTGAAAATCTGAAGCTGGGATTCTGTAGTTGCATATCTCTGTTCTGCTTCCTTCGTGAGAGCTATATTATCGCTCCACGCCTTAGTTCCGAGTTCTAGCGATTGCCTGAACAGGTCGCCCGCTCCAGCTGCCCTCAACAGCGCATCCCTTACACGGATCTCGCTCAAACCCAGGTCTTCCAGGATGCCGAATACATTCTTCCCCTCTTTGCTCATCCGGCCCAAGCCTTCAATAAAGGCTATAATGGCCATCGCTGCATCTTCTTTAAATGCCTTCTTAAAATCCTTGACCGACATCCCGGCTACCTGTGCAAATAGCTTAAGCTCTTCACTTCCGGTTGCCACAGCCGTGGCCATATCTATCATAACCTTGGAAAATGCCGAACCGCCCGCCTCGGCTGCAATACCTACCGAGGACAGTGCTGCAGCAAAAGACATTATTTGCGCTTCGGTAAGGCCCACCTGCGCACCGGCACCGGCAAGCCGCATCGCCATTTCCACGATTTCAGCCTCGGTCGTGGCCAGGTTGTTACCCAGAGCAACGATTGTGGACCCGAGCCGTTCGAAGTCCTTTTGAGACATTTGGGTGATATTGGCAAATCTGGCCAGTGCTGTTGCTGCCTGCTCTGCCGACAGATTCGTGGCCACGCCCAGGTTAATCATGGTCTCGGCAAAAGAAAGTATGTTCTCGGTTTGGATGCCCAGCTGCCCTGCCGCCTCTGCTACACCAGCAATCTCCTTTGCCGATGCAGGCATCCGCTTGGACATCTCACGAATACCTTTATTTAACTGTGCCAGCTCCTTCTCTGTTGCGTCTACAGTCTTTCTTACGCCTGCGAACGCAGATTCAAAATCCATTGCGGCCTTAAAAGACAAGCCACCCAGCGCCGCCAGCGGTACTGTGAATGTGGTCGTCATAAAATCGCCAACACTTGCTATGTTTTCTCCTACTTGCTTTATTTTCTCTCCTGCTTTTTCAAGCTGTTTGCTTATATTGTTGAACGTGCTAGACAGATTCTTCTTTGCCTTGTCCCCTATTTTTATCGCCGCTTGCTCTATTTCCTTTTCTGCAGTTGCCAGCTTGATAGAAAGCTCGGTGAGATCATTTTGGAGTTCTCCTAGCTTAAGCCGCACCTCTGCATATATGGACCCTAAATCCTCCGCCATGACCTCACCTCCTTCCTTCTCTTGCTTTCTTTATCGGTGGCATACCTAACAGGATCCTTGCATCCTCCACTTCCGTTATTGGTTTTTTACCCTCCTCCAAGTAGTGGAGCAAAAGCGCAGCTGCCGAATCAAACATATACGCAGCTAATCCAGATATGCCGGACAAAAAAGAAGACGGCCTGACTACTTCGCCCATAACATAATTGAATATAGCCAGTTTCTGGTTAAGTGTAAGCGGCAGAATGCTTTGTACTTCCTCGTATGGTGGATCTACCAAAGCCTCTGCTACTATAGCATCAAGCAGCGGGATTATCTTGTTTAGGTCCACGTCTATCTTACTGGCATCGATCTTTGCTTCTCCCTCAAACGCTTTTGCCACCTCAACCTTCAGGTTATTGGGCAGTACACCCGCTGTTAGCAATTTGCCGGTTACATCAACCATCCTTACCCTTACATTTATCATTCCC